AAGAAAAAAGTATTGAGTACCGAGAAGCCTCAAGATGGAAATGATCATGCGATTGAAGCGCTTCGGAAATGGTTGTGGGTGCGGACCAACAGAGGGGTTGGAATAAGTTTTCCAGAGAGAGAGAGAGTGATGGTGAGGTCGAGTGGTTTTCAACGAGACCGAACCCGAACGAACGGTTTGCATGTGGACAAAAATGATTTGCGTTCCGTTCATAAATTGGTTATCTTTTGAAAAGTTTTCCTGCCGGAAATAAACTACCGGCCGAATTAGTTACTCGTATGCTCACGTGACCATCTGGACTTGCTCATTCGTTTGGTAGACGGTGAGCGAGTTTTTTACATCATGAAATTCCTTCAACGTTGGGAAGATCGGCTGATAGAGCGTGTGCTTCGACGTCGGAGCACGGAACGCAAGGCGATGCCTTTTTCCATGCCCACGTGGAATAGGGGCCAGCCGATATTGCCGTTGGTGGATTATCGTTCGTATGCTGAAGAGGGCTACGCGAAAAATTCAGTTGTTTACGCTTGCATTCGAAAAATCGCTACGACTGCGCCGGCTGCGGCATTGCGTGTTGAAAGAAATGTTGACTGCCAGCGTGAGCAAGTTGATTCCCGCCTAGTAGATCTGTTTCAGAATCCCAATCCCTATCTTTCCGGTTTTGTTTTTCAAGAAACGATTCACACGTTTTTGAATTTGATTGGAGAATGTTTTCTCATCAAGGTCGGTTTGGGTGGAAGGGTGTGGCGTCCTTTGAACAAATTAGAGCTTTGGATTGTTCGTCCGGACCGGATGAATCCGGTTCCTGTTGAAAAAGAATTGTTGGGATACGTTTATATTGCTGCTGATGGAAAGCGGACGCCGTTCCTGTCTGATGAAGTAATTCACATAAAATATCCGAATCCGCTTGACGAATGGGAAGGCTTGGGCCGTGGACTTTCGCCGTTGTCGGCCGCTGCGATTGAGGCCGACATCGACAATTTTTCCACAGCGTTTATGAAAGATTTTTTCAATAACGCTTGCGTTCCGTTCGGAGTCCTGACTTCCGAGCACATTCTTGACGATCCGGAAGTTTTGCGCATTCGTGCGCGAATGAAAGAACAATACTCGAATCAAGACAAGCGGGCGTGGAACGAGCTGATGATTATCGATGCCTCTATGAAATATCAACGCATGGGGCTTGGCATTGATGAAATGGCTTTCCCCGAAATTCGTGGTCTGACGGAATCACGGATTTGCGCGGTGTTTGATGTGCCGCCATCTCTCGTTGGCGTTCAAGTTGGTTTGAAAACTCAATCGGCGTTGGGCGAGTCGATCACGAAAGAAGCGCGGCGGCAACTTTGGTTTGATAAGATCATGCCGGATAATCAGAGGATTGCTGAGATTTTTACTCAGGCGTTTCAAGATCAGCTTGGTGAAGGTGAAATTATCGGTCATGATTATTCACAGGTCGCGATCTTGCAGGAAGATCGAACCGCGCGATTTACACGCGGCAATCAAGGTTATCTTGGCGGCTGGCTCACGCAGAATGAGGCTCGTCGTGAGGCGGGATTTCGTGAAGTTGATGGCGGTGATACTTTTAAAATTGAAACTTCAAAGGTGCAATGAGATGAGACAACGTGAAGAGAAGATTTGCACGGGTTATACTGTGAAGGCGGACACTGAGACCGGTGTGATTGAAAGTTACGTCAACATCTTTGGAATCGAAGATGATTCTTGGATGAATGATGTCGTTCATCCGGGAGCATTTAAGAAAACTATCCGTGAGCGCGGCCCGTTTGGCACAAATAAAATTCGTGTTTTATGGATGCACACGGTTCGCGAAGTTATCGGGAAACCGATGTTGCTCGAGGAACATTCGCGCGATTTGTTGCCTGAAATTATTCGTGAACGCTATCCGCTTGCGTCCGGTGGACTTTTTACCAAGACACAACTTGTTATGGAGGTTCAACGCGGGCGCGAAGCGTTTGCGCTCTACAAGAGTGGAGCGATGGATGAATGGTCCATCGGTTTCGAACCGATCGAAGAAAAATTTGAGGAAGTTGATAAGCGGACAATTCGGCATTTGAAAGAAATAAAGTTGTGGGAATATTCTCCTGTGACGTGGGGTGCAAATGCTGCAACGACGACAGTGAGTGTAAAAAATAACTTGCAAGTTTTGTTAGAAGAAACTAAATTAGCGCATCCTGAGTTCAACGACTCAGAATTACTTCGCGCAGCTGAAGAGCGCCTTTCTCCCCGAATAACCGCCGAGCCGGTTCCCCAACCACTCACGGATACTCAAGGGCATTGGGTCGCATCCCGTCGCGTCAAGATCAAAGAAATTGAACTTGCACTTCAAAGGGAACGATATGCCTTCAAATCCAAAAGTAGATAAGCTTTACGACGATTCAGCGCGTGCTGTAAAAGATGCGGCCGTATTGCTTGAAAAAGGCGATGGAATGACTCTCGCCGAAAGAGAACAGTGCGATAAGTTTATTGCATTGTCGGATGAATGCAAAGCGCAAGCGAAGCGTCTCCAAGCCGTGCTCGATGCAGATGTTGACGAGCAGAAACGTCTTGCCGCTATCGCGGCGCAAGACGATCCCACAAAAAAGCTTGCTACGGAGTTTAAGTCTGGTGCCGAGTTCGCGATAGCGGTCTATAACTATCGTGAAAAAGGCGTTGGAGATCAGCGACTCAAATATCTTCAACACAAAGACCTTGCTGGCGAGATTGGTATTTCAGGAGGCTTCCTTATTCCAACAGCACAGCAAACTCAACTACTCACCGTTATGGGTGAAATGAGTTTGGTTAGAAAATTCGCGACGGTAGTACCCATGGCCAGCCGAGTGGTGCAATATCCTGCGATAGATTATTCACAGGGTGCGGCCGGAGTGGACGCTTTTGCTGGTGGTATTATTGTTTATCGAGTGGAAGAAAATGCGGCAATTACAGAAAGCCAGCCGAAATTTAAACAAATCAATCTTCATGTGCATGAGTACGCAGCGTATTCGGAAGTTCCGAATGGATTGTTACGCGATAGTGCCATCTCACTTGAAGGTTATTTTGGTGGCAATCGTGGCTTTGGCGGCGCGATCGCAAGCTACACGGACTATGATGCGATAAATGGCGACGGCACCGGAAAGCTCATGGGCGTTTTGAACGTTCCTGCAAAACTTACCGTAACACGCAATGCGGCAACGAACTTTAAGTTTGTTGACGCTGTCACGATGTTGAGCAAAATGCTACTGTCCGGCAAACCGCGCTGGCTGATTAACCAAAGTGTCATGCCGAAACTGTTGCAGTTTTCTGACGCTGCAAATTTCAACATTTTTATCCAGAACGCGGCTCTCGCAGTCTCACCGACGCTGCTTGGGATCCCGATTGACTGGACCGGAAAGAATCCGGCGCTGGGTATCGCTGGCGACGTGATGTTGGTCGATTGGTCATTGTATCTTCTTGGTGATCGGCAGCAACTCACATTTGATGTTGATCGATCATTCAAATTTCAGAACAACCAAACGGCCTTTCGCGCGGTAATCGCGCAAGACGGCCAGCCATGGCTCGGCAGCTCAATCACGCTAATGGATGGTGCGACAACGGTTTCCCCGTATGTTGTGTTGAGTTAATTCACAATCCAAAACCAAATGAGGAAAATTTATGTCAAGCTTAGCAAGTGAACGTTGCGCGGTTTTGTCGGTGGTAAATCCGCAATCAGCTTCATCCGCACAAAGCAGCGCGTATGTTTCTGTTTCGAAATTTCAAATTATCGGAGCATTGATTCTTGAAGGTGATATTGCAGCAACAGGCACGTTTAATGCCAAGTTGCAGCAAGCAACCGATGCGAGCGGCACTGGCGTAAAAGATATCACCGGCAAGGCAATTACCGCCTTAACGGCAACCGATGACAATAAACAGCAATGGATTAATCTTGATCCGATGGAACTTGATCTTGCGAACGCATTTACTTTTGTTCGCATTACGTTGACGGCGGCGACAGCGGCGACGATTCAATGCGCAATTTTGTTTGGTTTTGAGCCTCGATTCGGTCCAGCCAATGACAATGATGCAGCTACGGTTTCAGAAATTATAACCTAAGAGGATTTTATGGTGAAAAAAGAAGATCGCGCGCCGTGGATTCCTGATCCCGTAGCAAAAGAAATCATCATGGCGCGAATTCCATTTACGGATGCGCTTACCGGCAAAAGTTTTCGTGCCGGTGACGCCGTGATTGAATGGGATAAAGAGCGTGTTGCGGAATATTTAAAACGCGGCTTGCTTTTGCGGCGAATTGAAATGATTCCGTCTGAGGTAAAATAATGGCGGTTCGCGTGGCAGTTCAATACCTAATGCATCACGTTATTCGTGAGCTCGGCCTCGGCTGCTACGTTCCCGCCAGCGTAGCGGCGGCGGCTACTTCGATTCGGGTTATGGACTCTTCACTATTTGACCCCGCAGGGGGGCAGGTTTTTGTTGAGGACAATGATAACCTCATCACGTACACGGGGATCGATGGCTATCAGCTTACGGGTATTCCTGCCAGTTCCACCGGTTCTATTTCAGCCACGATCAATCCGTATACTTCTTCATCGCGTGACATGATTTATCGCGCTGAGTTGATGTCAGCGTATGAATGGGAACAGTTGTTTGATCGTTATCGCCGTTGGATTGAAGGTGAAAAAATAGTTCGTGACGTAAATCGCAAGAAGCATTTTTCGATTCGTGGTTGGTATGATACCGGTTTGGAATTACGGAATGATAATGACGATACTTATACGGTAGTTGTTCCTGATACTTTGAGTTATGAAAACGGGATTTTTGAGTTCAATACTGCTCGGAGTGAGACCGAGCAACTGTATTTTTACGGGTATGGGTATAATCCGTATTTTGCAATTGCTGAATTTATCGAATCGTTTGCTCATGACCAGCGCTGGTACACTTATTCGCAGGTAGGGCAGATATCGCATAGTGCAAAATCAGCTCATGATTACGCTGAACAATGGCGTTCTCGCGGGCGAAACCTTTAAGGAGTTCCAAAATGATTCCTCCCTTGGGTAATTTATTGTTGGCGCTGTTGGCTGTGCTCGGCGCTTTTCTTTATCCTAAAATTCCGTCTGCACCTTTCACGGGCGACGTTTTTGTTGCAACGCTGCAATGGCTGTTAACTTTGATCGCCGGTTGGAATGTTAAAGCGGCGGCGCAAAAGTCTTCGTTACCAACGGTGTCAAAATTTTTTAAGGTGAAATAATGGCATCAGCAGTTGTAAAAACCGTTCAGGAAATTCTCCAGAACGTTGAAGACGACGCGAATGATGCGATTCGCGTCAATGCTGTTGCTGGAGGCCTTGAATCAAATACTATTTTAGTTGGCGGCGTATCAACTACGGTAAAGTTTGCTGTTATCGACAATGCCACAGCAGGCGATAATACTATCGTGGCTGCAGTTGCATCAAAAAAAATACGTGTTTTAAATGTGATGCTTATTTCAGCAGGAACTGTTGCGGTTCGGTTTGAATCTGGAGCAAGTGGTACGGCCCTAACGGGCCAGATGCAGCTTACGGCACAAATCGGATTTGCACCGGGTTTCGATCCCACGGGACATTTTGAAACGGCTGTAGGTGCACTTCTAAATCTCGAACTCAGTGGCGCAATTTCCGTGGATGGATGGATTAAATACGTCGAGGTTTAAATGTCCTTGCCAAATTTTGGTCGTATTTTTTTTAAAACATCGGCAGGGACGGTAATTACTTCTTCTATGGCCAACTGGGGACCGTTAATTTCGAGTTATGCGGGAACTGAGGTTGATGCTGCAGATGTAAAAAATACATCGTTTTTCAAGGCTGCTTTTTCTCAAAGATATCTTGGTAGCAAGATTGTAAAGCAATCTCATTATATCTGGGTGGATGCGAATACTTCATATTTGATCACCGGTTTGAAGGATTGGGGCAGCCATACTGAAATTATTGGATTACGCCAGTCGGTGCTGATGGCGTTTCAGATTTCAACGGCTGGGGGAATCGTTTCTGAGTGGGGCTTTAGATCGTCTGCGGAAATATTAACTGATGAGAAAGGACTGAATACCTTAACAAATTTTGGTACGGTAACGCAAAATTCAGCTATTCCTAGCCAGCTTTCGTCTGAGCTTGGATCGGCGGTTTTTAACGGCGCCAATGATTTGGAAAAGTCAGATGCGTCACAGGTGCAGCTTGATATTACAGGTAGCATTTCAATATGTTGTCGAGTGAAATTTAGTTCAATGACCGGTACTAAGGGCATTATTTGTAAGGGCAATGGCAGTTTGCAGCGCGGTTTTTATTTGTATGTTAATTCTTCAGGAGTTTTAAATTTTGAATTATCAAATGACGGAAGTGCAACGACGACGGCAATTGGGTCTACGACAATGGTGGTAAATCAATGGTACTCTGTAGCTGGAGTTTATGATGGCAGCAAGATTTATGTTTATGTGAACGGGACTGCTGATGGTAACGTGAGTTACGCATCTGGAATATTTAACAACACCACGAAGTTTACGCTTGGGGTGCGCGGTGACGATACGCAATTTCTTACTGGAAATTTGGCTCATATTTTGATTTGCAATCAAGGGAAAACCGCCGCGCAAATCGCCACATGGCATTCAACCGATATTTTAACCTAGTTGAAAATTTTTAGTTTTTCATGAACATTGTAGCCGCGAGAAAGTTGCATAGTTTTCTTCGCGGCTAGTGACTATAGATGCCAAGCCGGATTAATTGCTAAAGGCAACGTAATGTTAGAAATATTTTTCTTGGTGGTTGGAATTTTGCTGGTTATTTCCGTAGGAATTGTGTTGGCCATGGCATATTTTTGTCGTGATGAAGATGAAAAAAAAGAGGAGAATAAACAGTTTGGCAAGTCGACTCAGGCACTTGACATGGAGCCTGATGATGATTCTCACTTTTGAATCTTGTTTTTTCAAAAAAAAATTGAGTCGTCTAGCGATGATGTCGATTTTTCCAAGAGTGAATTTATCGGCGCGCCCGAATTAGATTCGAAGTCGGTTCAGTCGATTATACTCTGGCCGTCTTCGCGTGAGATACGCCTTTTGCTAGATACCGAATGGCTTGATAGCGGGGGCCACACTTTTTATCCATCTGTGCACGTGGCTTGGTGTGCATGGAATGATGATACTACATTCACTTGGCAATACTTTTCAATAGATGAATTTATTATTCGCGGCGACACGATAGTCATTCATACTCAAGAGCTTGCCGTGCTTGATTATCAGATGAATGGCGTCAACTTTTCTTTTCGTGCGCGGCTGTCGTCGGCAGGAGTGCAGACTGATTGGGTGAGATTGCCGGAATCGATACGGCTTTATGATGACAAGAGACGTGGTGTACCGCAGATGCCGCGCTCACTCCGATTGATCAGGCCATGATTAATTTGATTATTGTTGTTTTAATTCTCTTGGGTGGCGCTTTTCGAGATGGAATATCTGAACGTGCTGAAAAGGTTGGTTGGCTGTCATGGCACGTCGCTGGATGGATTGCACGTGACCTCGTCGCATTGCTGATTGCAATTCAATTTGCGTTGCAGCATCGCTTTTATGAAGTGTTGATTGTTGCTTTTATTGCAACTGGGCATGAACAATTTTATCTGCTTGGCGTTGAAGTTCGCTCTAAGCTTACCGGTCCCATCGATCCGCCGCGCTGGTTTTTAAAGTTACGTAAATTATGGACTTGGCTTCCATGGGCATAAGAACACAAAAATCCAATAGACTGCTGCGTGAAATCGTTGATCGGTTTCTGCAGTCACCATTACGGACGTGCAAAAATCGTCTGCATCCATGTTATTTTTGCGATGTGAGAATTTTGAAAGGGGAAACCTATTACCGTTGGAGCGATTGGTTTGCCCATGATGTTTGCGTGAGGCGAGCAGATGGAAATCGAGTTGTGGAAAATGTTCGTTTTGAATCCGAGCCGGAGGCGCCTTGAAGATCTTGTAAAAAAATATGGGCGGGAACGGTTGTTGAAAGAATTTGAAATCAATCTGTCACACCATGAACTGGGAAGCTACCTACTGAAGTATCTGCGTAACGAAATTACTTTGGTTTTTTCTGATTATGATAGCGTTTAACAGCACGCTTTAGCGCGCTTGTAGCGGCTTTAGCGAGTTCGGCTGTTGATTTTTAAAATACTTCTTGATTTTATCATAAGGCTTTTCGTATATTTGCTCCGGACATCAAAGCGCTGGAGCATTTTTATTTGTACGCCTTCCGGTGACTCGTTACGTGCAACTCCATGCTTCGGCTTGTGTGTCCAACCGTGCGTGACGAGTCTCTCGATGGCGTAATTTTTATGATTACGACAGCTTCACAATGCGCTTTACGACTTTGAAGATATTGGTTTGATAAAACTGCGATGGATGCAATGCAAAAGAACGTCGGCACCCATCGATGAGTTTATTTTCGGATTGGCAATCTATTAAGGAATTGGACTATGACGAAATGCGGCAAGAAAGTGACGCACATGGTGCGTGTGGTAGGAAAAAAGAAAGTAGGTTTCGTGTGCAAAGATCACATGGAGAAAGCAAAGGAAATTTGCGTGTTGGAAAACGCGGGGTTGAACGTGGAAGAGTATGATGGAGATAAAATGTTTTGCATGATACCCGCTGGGGTGACGGGGAGCGAAGAGCAAAAGCCCTTTTCTATTAACTTAAGTTATTCTGTAGCAGAGAGATGATTGAATCTATTTCAATTTCTTTGATAGGCGGCGTTGCCGCCTTTTTTATTTGCGTTATCGTTTATGGCTTTCGCGGCCGTCGTCGTTGGTTTCCTCGGTGCCTGCTCTGGCCGGATTTCATCTTTGATTATCTGCGCTTCCGGCGTTGGCCTGTTTCTGGCCATGGGTGGCGTAAGGTTGCATTCTTGATTTTTTTGCAGCTTGCGATCTATGATGCGAGATCATCGGCGAATATGGAGTTGATCCGTCCCTTTACTTATTTGCTCAAAACGAACGCTGGCTTTACTATTGAGCGTGTTGTCAAAGAGATGGACGCACTTCAACGTAGCGCTGGCGTGATGATTTTCGGCTGCGGTAACGCGCCACCTTCGGGGACCGTGACTATCGCGAGTCGTGTGTGGCTGCCGGCGAAATCGCTAAAGTTTTCTGATCTTCACGGCGCTGAGAGCAACGCTAATCGTTACGTCATCGGCATGAATTCGATCCGGTTACAGAAGCTCTGAGTGCTATAAGCCAAAAGATTTTGCTTTTTTTGATCTAGTTTTATGACATGGAAGCAGCTTTACCCCGAAAGGGGAGTGCTTTTGATCTTGTTTTTGATCTTGCTTTTGATCTGATATAAATAACCGTAGGCACCTGCGCAGCTTAGGACGGCTGCAGGTTTTCGCGACGTAGGAGCAACCCACAGGACGGGGCTCTTGTTTTTGTTCCTTGGCGCTCTGTCAAACTTGAAGTCCAGTGCGGTGCCGCGTTCGAATTTAGTACAGATCCATTGAATGAAACTTGATATCTACCCGAATCGTCGGCGTAGCCTTCCAGCGCAGATTCATGTTGGGTTAATTTTGCATTTGGCACTTTATCAATTTGTGCATTCCTTGCTCTGATATAACCAAGCGTAGCATCCTTATCGCGATGCCGGCCGCGCCGAACGGGGAAACCGGCTGAAAACGTGTGATCGACACCGGACAGTTTGATGTTGCTGGAACGTTTCACGTGGAACAAAGGTTTTTCGATGGAGAGATAAAGAAATTTATGGCTGGAGATCGCTGGGGAAAACTAAAAAAGATGATACTCGATGAATCTGTGCAGCACGATGCTTCGTACCGAGTGTGACGGCGCTGCGGGGTCACTCAAAAATGCCCGTAATCGGCTAAATCTACCCTTGCTTATTTTTAAGATTCTCAAATTTCTGATAAAAAGTACGTTGAAAAATATCGTCGTCCTACGGGCATCGTAGAGCGTTTAAATGGCAGAATAAACCGCCCTCGGCAACCACGTCGAGGGCGTTTTTTTACCGAATCGGCGCTTCGTCCACCGGCGACGTTGGATTGTCGCGCTCGAACTCATCCTTTTGTATTTCATCAACGATCGGCTTTGGCAGATCGTTGAGTTCATTGCGTTTGATTGTTTCCGGATCATTTGGTTTTTTCATGGTTCGCCTTTTTTTTCGCACGTTAATTAAGCCTCTCGGGTGTGCGAAATTCGAGAGACTATTGACGATAGAACTCCAGCGAGCGCACGATGCCCGCGGGAGTTATGGGGTAGGAGTATGGAGCCTATTTAAAATAAAGCGTTTCTTGATTTGTCCCTTTTCGCCAATGTTCCATGCGTTTTCTGCATGACGCGGTGGCGAGAAATTGTTTCAAAGAAGCGATCGGTCGCCCGCAGTCACAAGCGCATATTTTTGTAGCGGGCTGCTTTCCTTCCATCAGATCGCGAATTGTGGTCGCTACCACCATCCCCATCTGGAGAGGAACCCCGTTCCGGATGGCAAGATTCTTTCCGCGCCGACTTAGTCCGGAAAGCTCAAAGCTTTCCGGCAAATCGAACATGGTGCACAATCGCGCCCACGGTGTTTTCAACGCCTGCTCGCCGGTGGGCGTCGGTGTAAATTGGCCATTGTGATTCACCCGGTGGATCACAAGCTTTGAGCCATTTTGATTCCACCATGCCAATTCGTTTTCTTTCGGCACGGTGTTTTTTGTCACTCCGAATTGAAAATGCCTTCGTCGCAGCATCTCACCGCCGCATTCACGATGAGTGAGATCGAAGCGCTGATGCGTGTAGCCTTCGATGCGGATTGAAGGGACTGAAGGAACATTTTCCCAAAGCCACCAACTCGGCTTGGCTTCTAAAATGACGCGCGCGCCTTCGGCGATCAGTGAACGAGCTGAAGATTTTTCCGCTTCAGTGACTTGGCCACGCCGGACGCATGACCATGCTTGGCACGGACTGCCGAGAATCACTCCGTCGAATTTTCCAGATGGTGCGTGAAAGTCTCGGATGTCATGGCCGAAGGCTATGTCGCCGGCAGAGACGACGCAAAAGCCGGTGCGCTTGAACGCCATGCCCAACAAGTCGATTCCGCTGAAAAGACTGAGAACAAGTTTCATTTTCCTGCCTGCAACATTTTAAACTTTGAAGCTTCAAGCATTTGAAAAAAGGTTTGATCGGTATGCCGAGCGGTTTGGCGACATTTTGCTTTTATAGTTTTTAATTTTCATGATTGCTCCAGAATGAATTTTATTGCATGCCCCTTCGTTACCATTGCAGGGGTGAAACGATAGACTTTCCACCCCATGCTTTGGGCCGTATTGATTTTTTCGTAGTCGGCAGGCGACATATGTTTTCCGCCGCCGAATTTATAACCGCCGCCGTCAATTTCGATGGCCACTTTTTCCGCTGGCCACGCGAAGTCGAAACGCCATTTCCGCGTTGGATGAAACCTAAATTCAGCGACGGGCGCCGGCAAGCCATTGCTCTGGAGCTGGAGCAAGAGCAACTGGCTTGGTTCAAGTTTTAGTCCGTGTGTCATGGACTTTTTTTACGGTTCGTCGGATGCGGCTTTGATTCTTCAACTATTTCATCAGCGACGGCGACGACGTTGAGCTTGCTTTTTTTCTTTGGCTCGTCCAGCGCAAGCGTTTGCTGCGCACGGACGCCGTTCATGAAGTCGCTGGCGAGTTGCTTCAATTCATTGAGTAGATCGACGGCCTTTCCAGATAAACAGAATTCGCTTTTTTCGGCCCCCTCTATCAACGAATACTTTACCTGAGTGCTCAGGGTTAAGGGGCGATTGGAGTTTTCAAATTCGATGGTGCAGTGCAGGTAGCAGCCCAACGCCCCTGCTTCCGACTTCTTGAATCCAACTTTGTTGACGCGGTATTTTTTTACAGCGTCGGATTTAAACCAGCCGTTCGTAATTTCATTCCCAAGCGGTTTTAAACGCATGAACGCGTTTACGAACTCCGGCGCCGGCGTCATAGCGTCAACGAGCACACTGCTGACTGTCTGCGTTTCGTGAACTTCAACGAAAGAAATTTCAGTGATTTCTTTCGTCATTTTGATTGACGTGATTTCCATAATTGCTCTCCGTTAAAACTTTCAACATAGCGTTGCGCTCGATGGGCGCCATCGCAGTGAATTTTTTTAGCCATCGGTTTTGCATCTTCCGTATGCGTTCGCGTTCGCGGAAGGTGTCGCCGATGAATCTGTAATCATGGCGTTCCGGCGATGCGTCCGGATTGAAGTTCATCCATATGCATTCCTCGCGCCTGCCGGCTCGTGTTTGCGCCATGAACGTTTTTTTCGTCCATATTGGTGCACGGAGAACACGATTGTACATTGTGCTGTCGTAGCCTGAAATCATCACGTAGCATTTAAGTTTAGTGATGACCGATAAAAGTTTTTCGTGGCATTCTACGGAAAACTTGTGTTTGTATCGCTGTCGGCCTCGGCCGTTTTGTTGGTACAGCTTGCTCGGCAGATACGGCGGGTCGAGATAGATCAGCAAGTTTTTGTACCAGCCGATGCGTTGTTCAAGCCATTCGAATGCACATACGCACTCGATACAAAATTCTTCTGGCCCAGCCGGTGTAATAATCTTGCTTACGACGTCGGCATCGATGTCGCCGGCGAAGTTGTAACTCGCTGGGCGTTTGGTTCCGAAGATTGTTGCCGCGCCTGCGAACAATTCTGCATACGCGGAATGTGGCGGCATCCACGAAATTATCTTTTGTGCCGTTCCAGATGCACCTTTTCCACCTGGGTAGCTCATTTGATTTTCAGTTTAACGATTTTACGGTGCAAATTTGCGCGGTCTGTCTTCAAGACTCTCGCTGTTTCGGCAACGTTTTTTTTGCATTCGTTATAGGTTCGATTTATCAATTCGCGCTCGAACATGCGCAATTGCTTTTTAAGTGAAAATTGTTTTTTCATAGTACTTTGTCTGTTGGGAAATCTACAACAGCGTTGTTTGGCAGTTCTATGCTGCGTGCAATGTAAAAAAACGGCATAGCGTCCATTATTTTGTCTAGACTTTCCCGTGAGGTTACGATTGCGACTTTTTTCACAAAGTCGCTTTTGACATTTGGTTTTTTTTGTAGCAGTAGCAATGCGGGAAATCTAATCATCAAGGGAAATGTCACCAGCGTCGCTACAGCATTTCTTTCTGGATTCATTTTTCAATTTAAAAAATCAAGCGCCGCTCGCTCCAGACCCGGAGCGTGGAGCGAGACGATTCATCGTGTCAATTCACCGGCGCTATGTTCAATCTCACGCCGCGCGGCCGCGGTGGCAATTGCCAGATCCACGCGGAGCGTAAGCATACTTTATGCGAATCGGAGGATTCGAACCTCCATGCCCTTTCGGGCACCGGCTCCTAAGACCGGCGCGTCTACCAGTTCCGCCAGACTCGCATTGAAACCGTGTAGGCGTTGCATTGATGAGAAAGCATTGCTGTTTTGGACGCCTCGTTAGCCCGCTCAGACCTCGCGTTTTTAGCGGTTATCAAGCCGCATCGCGTACGCTTAGCGGTCTGTCTGACCCTTTGCAGCAGACAGGCTCACGGTTTCGTAGCGAAGGCAGGACTCGAACCTGCACGGTTCATGGTTATGAGCCATGTGAGATGCCTGTTTCTCCACTTCGCTATATCCGGCAGGCTTCGATTCATTACAGCCGTCCGTCAAACTTCCACTGACTGCCAGCCGGTTTTTCCGTCCAACATCGCCGCCTGCTTCCGGTTCCGAGAGCAATGCTGACTCAAGGGTCTCTCTGCGGTGAGGCGGCGAAGCCGGACGGTTTATTTCTTTCTCTCTTCTTGCCACGTGCTGACAATTTTGCCAAGCTTGGCGACGACTTCTTTCTGCTGATCCGCACTCAGATTATCCATACTCTTGACGCGTTTTTCAGCGATGATCGCTTTGAAACGGGCATCGAAGAGTTTTCCTTTCCCCAAATCGTTGGCGATGATCTGCCAGTCGATTAAGCTCCCGTTTTTAAATCCTGCATTGTTTTCTGGTGCCGGAGAAGCTGAAGCATTTTCCTTTTTGGCGATGGGCGCGCCGTGAAGTTCTGTTTCCTTAGGAGTCGTCTGTGACTTTCCTGCCGCCCACAGCGCAAGCTCTTCGCCGTGTCGCTCATCAAGCTGACGCGAATTTATCATGATAGGTTTCAGCGCTTCAGGGCATTTCGGCACACCGTGTTCTCTTCCTTCTGCGCTCCAGTCGGGAACGCCTTCGCAACCGGCTGGAAGGAGGCAGCGTATGGTCTGCTCGAATACGAACGCGTCGCCGGCAATTGCTTGCCAGCCAAGCGTTACGATGTCGTAGCCTAGACCGTTGGTTTTTTTCACCATCGCGCTTTTCTCCTTCGCGCGAAAACAAAAAATGAAGGCGGCAGGAATCTGCAAAATCGTATTGATGAGAAGTTGCCGGTTTGCAGCGGGCTTTGCCCATGCGCGCCACTGCGCAGCTTCTTCCTTTTTTGAATCACCGTGCCCGAGGCGTTTGCACTCTGCGTCGTGAAACATTAGATACCCACCCATGCCTTCGTGTTCGTGACTCATTGAGTCCACGATAACGACGCCTTCATTGCTTTCCTTCGATGCGGCCTTGATCACTTCGACATAATCAAGTGAGCCGAACGGTTCTTGAAACTGGCAGTGCGTGAATTTAAAATCGTCTGCGTAATGAAGCGCACGCCTCGCTTCGGTGTCCACGAAAACGATATTGCCGCTGCGGACTTTCTGAATGCCGGTTGCGACACGTAAGGCCGAGAAAGTTTTTCCGCATCCGCTCGGGCCGACGAGGCCGATTAACAGGGGGCAGGCTTCACGGACGGCTGGTTTAAAAACGTAGCTCATAGTTCTACCCTAACCCCTTCAATTTGGTATTCACCAAACTCCAATTTATGATAATTGCTCCGAACTTGTGATGAATCCTTGCATTGCCTGCCACTCTTCCCATCTGTTGACCGCGTAGGAGGGAAGGTTTGCCCACGCGACTTTGTTGCCGTATGCGCTCCACTGCTTGCTTGTCAAGCAGCGCTTCCAAATCTCAATCGCGCGTGCAACTTTCTGCTCGGCGACCTCTGCCATTTGCTCGCCGTATCCCACGAAGGACACGGCAAATGGCTCTTTGATTTCCTGCAAAATCCAAATATACCTCGCGTCAAAGATTGCGCTCATGTCGAGCGCCTTCAGGCCGCGCAGATAGAACGCGGCTTGCACGTCATACCCGTGCTGCACAATCGGTCCGCGAATGAATGCTTCCGACTCGGCTGAATCGACTGTCTTGTAATCGATGATCAGCGTGTGATCATCGGCGAGCCAGTCGGGGCGGGCGCGCATGTAGAAATTTTTGCGGCCTTCACATTCGCGCCAAATTAGCGTTTGCTCTGGTTTGCCCTTGCCCAAGATCATTGCGTTTAAATCGACGCAGAAATTTATATTCTGCCGAAAAGCTTTTACCATCTCGCCAAGCTTTTCGTAATCCGCTTCGAGCAAGGGAATCTTCCCGTCTTCCCGTGCAGCTTCGCGTGCGTCCTTCGCCGCGTTGGTGCGGAAAGAATCAAACGAAAGTTTCTCAACACGGCTCATATCGCCTTCGAGGCAGACCGCATGTGCGGCGCTGCCGATATCCATTCGTTCGTTTTCTCGCGGCTCGAAATTTTTGTTCAAGCGTGGATGTGCATGCCACGCGTGAAGCGGTGACCGTGTGAGAAGGATGTTTGCGACTGACGAACTTAACGATGGCGACTTGCAGGGATCCGCGTGGTATACCCTTGCATCAATCGTTTCGTGAATGCCGATGTCGAGACGATTTTTTTTCATAACTTCACCTGACAGATTTTGATCTTGATCTTTGGAGCGGTAGCGACTTTAAAGACGACTTTAGCGGAGAAGCAATCTGCTACAATCCCTTTCTGCGTTGTGGTGTTGTAAAGTTATTTCCTGCGTTAGTGTTCTTATTTTTTGGTCTTCCTCGAACACAAATATTAACAATGCCGGTTTTATTCTTTCAAATGAAAACGATCTCCCCATCGTTGTCAGACGGAATACTGCCGCTATTATTGCAGATTGATTTGAATCAATAAAATAAGTGTCGGCCCGTAAAGTCGAGATCTCGTAGCCGACAATTTTTCCATAACTAACTATATCGCGCGGCCACGCGATATAGACGGCGTCAGCGGCTGACGCCATAGCTTTTACATCATCACTTTCTTTATTCTCCGTTAAAAAAGTGATAAATTTTTCTTTTCCCGTTTTATCCATCCTAAAAGGAACGGGAAAAAAAGTCAGCTCAGCGTCTGGTTTGACGCACAGCTTCGTACCGTACATATTTCCTCCGTAAAGCGAGATCTGCAATGGGTTTATATACATTTTTTTCTCCGGTTTGCCGACGTGGAATTGCGCCGGCCGTTCGATAGCTTATCTAAAAAATATTTCTTGGCGCGAAATGCCAAGCGAACTTAGGATCTCTTCGCCGGTTATTTTAAATTTCCCCCAATCCAACCACCCCGGGTTGGCATTATAGAAAAGCCTATGCCTACTAAAGGAAACGCAAATGTTTCTATGCCATGCCCGATTGCGAGAGCTATCGTGCTCCAAGTCCCGGAGCCGTCGCTCTTCCAGCTTCGCGCCGGAACAATTTTAGTAGGGCAAGCGCGGTTTGGGAAGCCCACGCAGATTATTTTGTCTTGCGTGTGGAAATTTCCCCACGAGGCCGCGATCGCTTCTTTCACCATTCGCGTACTACGCTCCGCGAGGCCGGCGGGCGTCCGGCTAAGCTCCGGAAGTGGAGAAAATACGTTCACGTCCGATCCGATAATGATTGCATGTTTTCGCGCAACCAGATCGGTGCCTCGTGCATCTCCGACATAAAATTTGAAACCGCGTGAACCGATCACTCCGACAACTTGCTCGATAAGTTTTTCATCGCCCGCATTAAGAACGCGCGGGCCGGTAATTATGCAGATTTTCATTGATTTTCTCCAGCGTTTGCTCGGTTTCTTCGTTTAGTGAATCACTTTCGCGATGCTCTGCAATAAAGCGATCTAGAGCCACTTTCGCCTCTCGCATAGTCGCGAAAGGTGTCGTCTGTTCGTAATCGTTTACAAAAACGACAAAGCCCTCGCCACGTTCTTCAATACGATTCATTTTCATAGTTTCACTTGTGTTATTTTTGCACATGTTAATTTGTCACACTCCGCGCCAACCGGAGAGCGCAGGGTATGACGTTAATTAAAATTTATTCTCATTTAACTTTTTCACAACTATATCTTGCTAATTCTGTGCCAAAAAAATAGCAACGTAGAATAACAACTTAACTCAAATTCAACACACTTCTATTGTATAAAATACAATCGCTGTAGAAAAAAAACACGTGTAAATTTCGCACATGCCGAAATGAAACGCGCGATTACGGCACGCCGTTTGTTCGCCCTCCCTCTCCCCTTCTGCTAACTAAGTACCTATCCGTTATAGGGGCATGTAGGGGCGATACACGTGGCAAAATGACACACCCCCTTTTATTGCCAAGTTTTTAATATAAATAAACGAAGTCACCTTTAAAGTTTTAATATAAATAGAGCTTCATCCTCCTTTTCCTTGTTTTTGATCTTATATAAATGACGCAAGCACCTTCGACGCGCTCTTGTTCTTTGCGGAGCCTCGTTCGACATGCAGCATAGGATGTTCATTTTGCATTTGATGCTCAGGGTTAGGTTCACAGCCATAACGGATGCAAAAAAGAACCGCTGAAGAATTTGAGAATAGACAGATTTAAGCACGGTGAGATTTTCCGCTCTACGCTCTTATAAAGCCGGAAGGGTACGAGGCGACGTCGAAACGACACTATCGGGGAAGGAATCTCCTTCCCCGACTTGAGCAATTTTATTAATGGCCGCATAAAAAAAACCGGCCCGCCAGCCAAACAACAGCCAGCGGACCGGAAAGCACTCAGCCCCGAACCAACACCCAGCCCGGACAGCGGAACCACAACCCACGCCAGACCGAGCACGGCCGGCCAAGAGGAACGAACCGCCCGAACCCACGCGACCAACGCCAGCCACAGCGCCCGCACCCGCACCGCGAACAAGCGAGAGGCCCACGCGCGCCCCCCACGGCACAGCGCCCGCACCGGAAAGCACGGGCACCGCACCAAGCACAAACGAAGCGCACCAGCACAACGCGCTCAGCAGCCACGAGCCACCCCCGCCCCAGGCCAGCACGGAGCAAAAGGACCAAGCAAACGGCCGACCCGAAAGAACGAGGCCGGACCGCACCGGAAGGAAAGCCAGCCCCAGCGCAGAGACACGAACACCAGCGCGCCACGGCCAGACCCGAGCGACCGCACACGCGCCACCGGACGGAACCAAACACCGGGCGCCAGAACACCCAAACGCGCGGCAACGGCAAAGGCAACCGCCCGCCCGAACGAATCACAGCGCACAACGAGCAACGAACCGCGACGGGAGAGACCAACCGAACACGGCAGGCCAGCCAACCGCCACACGAGAGACAACAGCCACGAAACGGACACAGCGCACCTCCGAAAGCAAAGACAGCCCGCAGAGCACCGCACCGGCACTCACCGGCACGCGGCCCCCGCAGGCATTTACACGGACGCGCGCGGGTTTTAGCAAAATTTTGTTCTGTTCGCATATAAAGATGTCCTGTCGGCTGCGCGGCGATTATAATTATTTTTTTTCGCGTGTTTTTAACCCCGTAAAAACCAATAGCTTTGTTTTTTTTCTTGAGCGTGAGAATCAAGTTTATTGCGCCTTTCGTGAGGGCGTTTCGCCCGCGCTGGAGCAATAACCCCAAGATGAAAAGCCATTGAGTTTTTTGTTTGCGGGGTAACGCGAAAAAAAACACCACAAAGTTAGCCGCGCAAGACGCAGGACACACCTTTAAAAAAGCGAACGGAATAAAATTTTGTCGCTCTACCGCGCGCGTTTAACGGGAAACTGCGGCGGCGGCGTCACGCTAAGGATTGGTTCATTCGTTTTTGGTTACTTATGATTTGAGGTTTTGTTAATTTTGCATCACAGGGCTGATTGCTACCCGTATGTTTGGATTTGCGTGATATCTGTTTGGATCAACACTGGCTTGATGAAATTGTATCACATTCTTCTTGACTTCGAATCGCGAACGTGCTATATTGAAAGCATCGTAAGCGCTTGCCAAGGCGTGAGCGATTGACGAAATAGGTGTGAATTTTATCGAGATCCCTGATCGGGGCTTGTCTCCAAGTCGATTTTCACACCGTCGATGAAGAGTTGGCCTAGCCCCGATCAGGGATTTTTATTTCTGGAGATGGCGATGGATATTCATGTTCTTAGAAATTTGGTTATGAGGTACGGAGCCGAGTTGAAACTTACGTCGGTTGAGAAGGAATGCTTGTGGCACCTTCTCGATCATGATCATGACGGCAAGGGTTATTGTTACCCGAGTGCGTTGCGCATTTCAAAACGGATGGGGATATCGCATCGTTACGCGCAAGCCGTGATTGATCGACTTGCGAAAAAGTATAATCTGATTTCGATCAATCATCGGGTTGGAACGTCGAATCAATATCGTTATCACGGTGCGATGAAGGCTCTGACGCCGATGCTGCAGCGAGAGTTGGGTAAGGGAAAGAAACGTGTTGAGCGATCAGAAAAGCAGCTCGATTTGTTGAATTCGGCCAGCAAAACCTACGATCCACAGATCGTACCCCCATACGATCCACAGATCGTACCCCCTACGATCCACAGTTCTACCCCCCTACGATCCACAGATCGTACTAACTCTGCAAGTGAACACTTCAAAGAGAACTCTTCTATCTTAACTCCCGTCGTAGAGAACTTTGATTGTCTTTTGGAATATTGGAATGACATGGCAATAATTGTTCATACGATTGCACCGCGGGACGAAAAGGCTGATTCCGGCCGCCGAAGTTTTTTTGAAGCTGTTAGCAAACGTCTTGCTGAAGGGCATACATGGGATGATTTACGACAGGCGATTCAGAATTATCATGACGTTTTGGTTTCAGACGAACACCGGTTTAATTTTCGTTGGACGATAACGCAATTTATCAATCGCGGCTTCGATCAATTTCTTGATCGCAAAACCGCATGGGAAAATTACAAGAAATCGAATTTTGAGAAGAAAGGAAACTCGTATGCAGAGCAGCAAGCCCAATCCCTCAAACGATATCGCGAAGCTGTCGCCTTCTGCGAAAGAGAAGATCGTGAAGTATCTCAGTGAAAATTTTTTTCGTGTTGGGAAGCCGTTGCCGTCGCAGGATTATTTTGATTCGGCGGCATTGACTTGGTTTCCTGTGATTTCGTTTATCCCTGTAGCGATGTGGGACAAATGCTATCAGGATGCCGTTGCGAATTTGCCGGAAGGAGAATTTGTTACGGCCCACAGGATTAAAGCGGCGTGGCCCCGTGTCAAGGCCGCGAATACCACAAATATGTTTGAGGCTGGGCGGCATTATGAAATTCGAACGTGTCCCCGCTGCGGCCGGCAGTTCGTCGGATTGACGCAGGCGTCGTCTGACATCATCGTTGATCGCCGTTGTGCTGTGAGTGATCAGCATTGTGTTCCGTGCCCGCGATATCTTTTAGAGTTGCACGGTGTTCGCGGTGCGAGATTGACGATAGATCAGATGCATGAAGTTCAAGCATTTTTGCCTGAGCAGCCGACCGCGTCAAGCATGGAGTGGGTGAAACAAAATGTTCGTGTTGGTGGTGAAGTTCAGGCGTGGCAAAAACAATTGTTGCAAACCTATGAGAAATGAATTACCTTTGTTCGTTAATCCGTCCGCGCCGTTCTTACGCATTGTCCGGCGCGACGGAACTTTTTTTGATGTGGAGTTGTCTTGTCAATATGCGAAAGAAACCAGTTGGCAAGTTTGTAACAAAGTTATTGCCCAAGAAGGCGCGCAAGAAGCGCAGTCGAGGGAGACCTTTCGAGCCGGGTAACCCGTGGCGATTTCCTGATGGGGTGTCAGGAAATCCGGGCGGCCGGAAGCGCCTGATTGATGCGCATACGGCTTCACTGGCTACCGTGGACACATTAACAGGAAAAACGGTTGCAGAATTGATTTCTGAAAAAATGTGTACCTATATTTTGACGTTGCCTTTGAATGAAATGGACCGCTCGGCTTCGATTGTTCGTGAATTGCGTCAAGGAACCGAAGGCGATACAGTTCACACACCGGATAGTTTGCAAGTAGTGATTGACCGATGAAGTTTTCCGAATTTTGTCGTTTTAAAAATTCGCAGTGGGAAGCTACTGAAAATGCGGATCGATATAAATATTTTCTCTACGGCGGGCGACGCGGAGTGCTTAAGTCGTATTGGCTTCGTTGGTACGGCCTTCGTCGCTTGTTAATGTTTGGAGCGCAAGGGTTCCGCAATGTTAAAGTAATGTTGGCTTGCGAAGATTTTCCTACCTTGACTGATCGTCAAATTTCCAAAATACAAACTGAATTTCCGCGCGAGCTTGGTGAAATCAAGACGACTCGTATTGATGGATTTTGTTTTCATTTACGGCCGGAGTTTGGTGGAGGTAAGCTCGCCTTTCGTTCTCTCGATGATCCGCAAAAGTTTCGAGGCTCAGAGTGGGCAGGGATTTTAATTGATGAACTCACGCAGAATGAAGAGTTTATTGATCGAGAGCTTTCTCTTTTTGATGTGCTTCGAGGATCGCTGCGCTGGCCGGGCATTAATCAAACTTTTTTTGCTGCGACGTCAAATCCTGATGGCCCCGGGCAACTTTGGGTTCGGAAACTTTTCGTGGAAAAAAATCCCCCTGATTATCTTTTACCAGAGAAGGAGAAGTTTTGTTATCAGCGCGGTGTCGTTGAGGATAAAATACTTTTGCCGGACAGCTATTGGCAAATGCTCGATACGCTTTCGCCGAAACTTCGAGAGGCTTGGGTGGATGCGAACTGGTATGTAACTTTTGAAGGGTTGGTTTTTCCTGAGTTTACCGAGTTGAATTTGACTGATGAAGAGCCGGAGAAAACTCTACCTGTTGAATGTTCGATTGACGACGGGTACGAGGACCCGCGCTCTATTCTTTTCATTCAGCGCAAGGGGATTTACTATTTTATTTTTGATGAGATTTACGAAAATCATCGGCTTGCTGAATATCATATCACTGAAGCGAAGAAACGTCTTGCCACTCACGGTTTTAAGAATTTTCGTATGGCTGTGACGTCCAACGAAGATGCCGAGCTACGTGCTCAGCTTAGTCGCAACGGCATTGCTTCCGAAATTGGCTCGCATGATGTCATTGAAGGAATTAACCGAATGCGACGTCAAATCGTGGATTCTCAGGGCGTTCGACTCATTAAAGTGCATCGTCGGTGTCGCAATCTTATCAGTGAATTTACTGAGCGCTACAAATATCCATCGAAGAAAAAAGTATTGAGTACCGAGAAGCCTCAAGATGGAAATGATCATGCGATTGAAGCGCTTCGGAAATGGTTGTGGGTGCGGACCAACAGAGGGGTTGGAATAAGTTTTCCAGAGAGAGAGAGAG